AAACGGCACTCTGGTACTCCCCGCGAATCTGCTGACGATAGGCAGCTACTTTATGTACTCCTGCTCTGCGTTCAACCCTACAAACGGCTTGACAATACCCGATGGCGTGACGGCAATAAGCGACTACTTTATGCGCGAATGCACTGCTTTCAATCCTACAAACGGCTTTGAGATACCAGCAGGTGTGACGGCAATAGGTACCTACTTTATGTGCGGATGCACTGCTTTCAATCCTACAAACGGTACGCTGACACTTCCAGCGAATCTGCTGACAATAGGTACCTACTTTATGGCTGAATGCACTGCTTTCAATCCTACAAACGGCTTTGAGATACCAGCAGGTGTGACGACGATAGGCAACTCCTTTATGGCTGAATGTCGGAATTGCACTACCACTATCACCTTCAATAGCATACCTACACTCACTTCTTCTGCCTACTCGCTGGCAACTACGACTGCCGGACAACCGCTCGGTAATCCAGGCGTGACAGTGACTGGCGTGGGAGCTGATGCTGCGAAAGCCGCGTGGCCAAACTCGGATGTTTCACCCTTTAGAAAATTAACAAAGATATGAAAAACAGAAAGAAAAAAGGCTGTGGCGGAAAAGGTCACTAATAATTAGCACGGGCATGGAAACTGTAAAAACTGTAGACTTCACGATGTTCAAACGAGGGCTTACTATCGTCGTCACTGACGGCATAGATGCCTACATGGATGAGCATGATCTTAGGTCGTGGACTGATTACACCCCAGAAGACTCCATTGATGACATGGCTATTGCCATAACAATCAGAGCCGACAGGGAGCACTACATCATAACACACCCCGATGCAACTTGGGGTGTGGCTGCCCACGAGAGTGTACATGCCGTAGGTTTCATCCTTAGCGGATGCGGACACCGTGCTGACTACAGTAACGATGAAATGTTTGCTTACTTCGTAGAGCATGTTGCCAATGCGATACAGCAAGCGATAGCGCAATACGAGATTGACCGATGTAAAAGCCATAATAGAGGAGAACCACAAGCGTCTCAAGAAACTGAGTTCAGCCTATGATCCCTGGACGGGTGAGGGTTGTGGTGGTCGGAGGGTGCATCTTAAGATAAAGGATGCGCCCTTTGTTGACATGTGGCTACCCTTTGAGATGGTTGATCGTGAGCCTGTATGCAAGGCTTTGAGGAAGTATGGTTCTTTGGAGTCTCTTTTCGACGCTGACTGGGAGATACTCACCAAAGAGAGTTACTGGGAGTTTTGGAATAAGTTTTTCGAACTTCGCTACAAATACGATTTTGAGTATTTTGCTATAGCCTGTATACAGATACGTGACAAGCTTTCTTCTAAAGATATACCTTTCAGGTTAAACCGTGGTCAGCGTCATTTGCTGTCCCGTTTGGAGCGTATGCGTCTTGCCGATGAGCCTATACGTTTGATCTTATTAAAAGCCCGTCAGTGGGGTGGCTCTACGCTTGTGCAGCTTTATATGTTTTGGATACAGGTGATACACCGTCGTAACTGGAACAGTGTTATATGTGCCCATGTGAAGGATGCTTCTTTGACGATTCGTGCCATGTACGAGCGTGCCGTCAGAAAAGCGCCTCCTATTTATGGTGAGCGGCTAACGATGTCCGGCTATATGGCTACCCAAAACATTCGTGTTGTACCTCAGTGTGGTGCGCTGATCACTGTTGGAACGGCTGTCGAGCCTGAGAGTGTTCGTAGCCAGGATGCGAAGATGGCTCATTTCAGTGAGATAGCTTTTTTCCCCAACACAGCTCTTAACAGTACCGAAAACTTAGAGACCTCCATTGTTGGCTCTATTCCTTCCAAGCCTTATACTGTTGTTGTGCGTGAAAGCACGGCGAACGGGGTAGGGGACTACTTCTACAACGAGTGGGAGAAGGCTGTCCGCGGCGAGATTTCCTACGACCCCGTCTTTGTCGCCTGGTTCATGATCGACATCTACTCCGAGGCTTTTAACGGCTATTACTACAGTGATACAGGTAAGCATATAAAAGGTAGCACGGCTGAGTTTGTCAAGTCTCTGTCCGAATACGAGTTGAATTTATTCCGTAATAATGCAGAATGCACGTTGGAGAATCTCAACTGGCGTCGACTTAAGCGTTCCGACATGTCCTCGGAGGCGAAGATGAAGCAGGAATACCCTTCTGATGCGATCGAGGCGTTCCAGGATAGCGGTATGCCGGCGTTCAGGAGTGAGGATGTCGAGGCTATGCGTGCTACCTGCCGTCCGCCGCTGGCTGTTGGTCGCCTCGGTTCCGACTGCTCGCCTGCACTGATGAAGAAATACACTTCGCGGGGTCACGACGTGCTTTCCGGCTTACACTTTATTGCTGATCCTGAGGCTTTGGAGGGTATAAAGAGTTCTACCGTGAAGGTACGCGAGCGAGCGGAGCGGGATAAGCTCCAGATTTGGGCGTATCCGGATACGGAGTTAAAGGTATCTAACCGTTATTTGGTGGTGTTCGACCCTCAAAAAGGGCTTTCGTCGAGCGACTGGTATGGAAGCCGTACTTGACAGGTATGTTTTCGACAATCTTATCGGCAGGAGTACGACTATAAAGATTTTTATAGTGACCAATCAGGATGTCAAAAATAAATTCGGTATCATCCACCTTGTTATTGTCGGAATCATATGTGTTAGACTCGACAACAAGCAACGCATTATTATAAAAAGTGGCTATCTGAGCTGCAATCCACGCTGTCACATCCTTATCTACACGACCACGCCACTGAGCTACCACCTCACTTTTACCCCCGAACATCGACCAGTAACGATCCAAAACCATAATAACACCCCAGTCAGCACCTTCGGAAAGCCCTTTTTGAGGGTCGAACACCACCAAATAACGGTTAGATACCTTTAACTCCGTATCCGGATACGCCCAAATCTGGAGCTTATCCCGCTCCGCTCGCTCGCGTACCTTCACGGTAGAACTCTTTATACCCTCCAAAGCCTCAGGATCAGCAATAAAGTGTAAGCCGGAAAGCACGTCGTGACCCCGCGAAGTGTATTTCTTCATCAGTGCAGGCGAGCAGTCGGAACCGAGGCGACCAACAGCCAGCGGCGGACGGCAGGTAGCACGCATAGCCTCGACATCCTCACTCCTGAACGCCGGCATACCGCTATCCTGGAACGCCTCGATCGCATCAGAAGGGTATTCCTGCTTCATCTTCGCCTCCGAGGACATGTCGGAACGCTTAAGTCGACGCCAGTTGAGATTCTCCAACGTGCATTCTGCATTATTACGGAATAAATTCAACTCGTATTCGGACAGAGACTTGACAAACTCAGCCGTGCTACCTTTTATATGCTTACCTGTATCACTGTAGTAATAGCCGTTAAAAGCCTCGGAGTAGATGTCGATCATGAACCAGGCGACAAAGACGGGGTCGTAGGAAATCTCGCCGCGGACAGCCTTCTCCCACTCGTTGTAGAAGTAGTCCCCTACCCCGTTCGCCGTGCTTTCACGCACAACAACAGTATAAGGCTTGGAAGGAATAGAGCCAACAATGGAGGTCTCTAAGTTTTCGGTACTGTTAAGAGCTGTGTTGGGGAAAAAAGCTATCTCACTGAAATGAGCCATCTTCGCATCCTGGCTACGAACACTCTCAGGCTCGACAGCCGTTCCAACAGTGATCAGCGCACCACACTGAGGTACAACACGAATGTTTTGGGTAGCCATATAGCCGGACATCGTTAGCCGCTCACCATAAATAGGAGGCGCTTTTCTGACGGCACGCTCGTACATGGCACGAATCGTCAAAGAAGCATCCTTCACATGGGCACATATAACACTGTTCCAGTTACGACGGTGTATCACCTGTATCCAAAACATATAAAGCTGCACAAGCGTAGAGCCACCCCACTGACGGGCTTTTAATAAGATCAAACGTATAGGCTCATCGGCAAGACGCATACGCTCCAAACGGGACAGCAAATGACGCTGACCACGGTTTAACCTGAAAGGTATATCTTTAGAAGAAAGCTTGTCACGTATCTGTATACAGGCTATAGCAAAATACTCAAAATCGTATTTGTAGCGAAGTTCGAAAAACTTATTCCAAAACTCCCAGTAACTCTCTTTGGTGAGTATCTCCCAGTCAGCGTCGAAAAGAGACTCCAAAGAACCATACTTCCTCAAAGCCTTGCATACAGGCTCACGATCAACCATCTCAAAGGGTAGCCACATGTCAACAAAGGGCGCATCCTTTATCTTAAGATGCACCCTCCGACCACCACAACCCTCACCCGTCCAGGGATCATAGGCTGAACTCAGTTTCTTGAGACGCTTGTGGTTCTCCTCTATTATGGCTTTTACATCGGTCAATCTCGTATTGCGCTATCGCTTGCTGTATCGCATTGGCAACATGCTCTACGAAGTAAGCAAACATTTCATCGTTACTGTAGTCAGCACGGTGTCCGCATCCGCTAAGGATGAAACCTACGGCATGTACACTCTCGTGGGCAGCCACACCCCAAGTTGCATCGGGGTGTGTTATGATGTAGTGCTCCCTGTCGGCTCTGATTGTTATGGCAATAGCCATGTCATCAATGGAGTCTTCTGGGGTGTAATCAGTCCACGACCTAAGATCATGCTCATCCATGTAGGCATCTATGCCGTCAGTGACGACGATAGTAAGCCCTCGTTTGAACATCGTGAAGTCTACAGTTTTTACAGTTTCCATGCCCGTGCTAATTATTAGTGACCTTTTCCGCCACAGCCTTTTTTCTTTCTGTTTTTCATATCTTTGTTAATTTTCTAAAGGGTGAAACATCCGAGTTTGGCCACGCGGCTTTCGCAGCATCAGCTCCCACGCCAGTCACTGTCACGCCTGGATTACCGAGCGGTTGTCCGGCAGTCGTAGTTGCCAGCGAGTAGGCAGAAGAAGTGAGTGTAGGTATGCTATTGAAGGTGATAGTGGTAGTGCAATTCCGACATTCAGCCATAAAGGAGTTGCCTATCGTCGTCACACCTGCTGGTATCTCAAAGCCGTTTGTAGGATTGAAAGCAGTGCATTCAGCCATAAAGTAGGTACCTATTGTCAGCAGATTCGCTGGAAGTGTCAGCGTACCGTTTGTAGGATTGAAAGCAGTGCATCCGCACATAAAGTAGGTACCTATTGCCGTCACACCTGCTGGTATCTCAAAGCCGTTTGTAGGATTGAAAGCAGTGCATTCGCGCATAAAGTAGTCGCTTATTGCCGTCACGCCATCGGGTATTGTCAAGCCGTTTGTAGGGTTGAACGCAGAGCAGGAGTACATAAAGTAGCTGCCTATCGTCAGCAGATTCGCGGGGAGTACCAGAGTGCCGTTT